GCCAGACCCGGGTTGCGGCAGAACCAGAACTGGAGCGGGATGTACAGCGTGCGGGCCGGGGTTCCGGCGCGGGGGGCGCACGTGTTCGTCAGCTCCGAGCCAGCGCACGACGCATCCAGCGCATAGCCCTTCTTGTCCTTCATCAGCACGAGGTCGTGCGAGTGGCCGAGCATGTCGTTGAGCGCCTCCACCGTGCCAACGTCCTGCGACAGCTGGGTCCAGATCTGCATCCAGTCACCATACTGGCGGTCGATGCGCTGGCCACCGATCTCGAGCTCAACCGTCTTGATGAGACGGTGACCGATGTACGACAGCCAGCGGAAGCGGCTCAGGGCCGTAACCGAGGTGAAGTCAACCGCCGGCAGAACCACCTGGATGTACGTGCGGTACATCAGGTCGGCATTGCGGTTGATCACGGCCGTCACGCGCTTGTTGAAGTCGGCCTGGCCGTTGAACGTCACCTCAATCGACTCCATGGCGAAGTTCGTATGACGCTTGTAGAGCACCTTCCAGAACGTGATCTGGGGGTTGCCCGAGATGTAGATATCCTGCGCACCATAGCTGACGAGCTGAAGAAGACCACCACCCATATCGTTTGTTTGGTAATACGAAATATTATTTTTCACCTGCCCTGGCGACGCACTAAGAACGGGCGTGTGTACACCCTGGATTTAGTTGTCTTTTTGTTGTTTACTTACGGCTGCGGCGCGTACGTCTGCGACCACCCATCACGCATCTGTTGAAAGCATCGCGAGTTGCACACTTTGTCTGAGTAGGACGGAGAGACGCCTTTGCTGCCATAAGAGCAGGGTCTTCATCTCCGCCACGACGAGCCTTGCGGGACTTGCGAGACCGACGGGACTTGCGGCGGCGTCCACCTGTGACAGCTCCCAGTACCTCGGGACTGTTTGCAGGTACGTAGTCACCATTCAGCGTCATAGTATAGTTGCCGGGCATTGTTAAGTAGTGAGATTTTTACGTCGCTTAAGCCTTGCTCAGCAGGTGGGCCTTCTTGGCGCGGGCACGCAGCGTGGCCTTCTTGCCCGACGACTTCAGGCCGTGGGACTTCAGAACGCGCGACAGGGCCTTCGCAGACGGGCCCTTAGAACGACGAGTGCGGCGACGACCACCATCAACAGGGGCAGGAGAAGCAGAGTCCATTTTTGTTTATCTGTGAGATTAACTTTCAGACTGAACGCGTGAATGAAAAAATGGAGCCTGTTGCCATTGCTGCAATTGCTAGTGTCTGCGCTGTTGCTGGTTTTCTTATTTGGGCCCTGACTCGCAAGACCGCCAAGCCCGTTATGAATCCTATGATCAAGTCTCCTTCGCACGAGGCTCTCAATACGATGATTGCTCAACTTGACGACCCTACTCCAGTAGCAGCTTCGGCATAGTCGTTAAAATATCCAAGTCTTAAACTAATGGCAGCCAACCTCGGCAATGCGGTTCGCAATATAGGAAGTGCTACAACGGGAGCACTTGAAGTTTCTACACGCGCAGTAGACCAAAGTGTTAAGCTCGTTGGTAGCGCTGTCAATCAAGGAGGAGCGGTCGCAAATGCAGCTCTCGAAGGTGCAGGCGCGGTTGCTACATCTGCAATTCAAAATACGACAGAAGTAGCGACTGATACATTATCCGCCGCAAAGGACGTCAGTAAAGTTGGACTAAAGACTACGACAACTGTCGTCGAAAGCGCAGGTGAAATAACGAACGCAGCTGCAAAAACGAGCGCTGATATTGCAACGGTCACAATAGGAACGGTCGGTGTCGTTGCAAAGGACGCAAATAAGACGATTCAGCTGAGCAGTGCACTTGCAACTGGGCTTACGAACAATGTTCTTGAGGGCATCACGAATATGAATCAGATTCTCGGAGGAGCAGGTGAAAATCAAGTGATTGCAATTCGAAACACCCAGGAATCCACAAAGGCAGTGTTAACGAGTGGAATCGGAAGTACCGCATCGACAAAGCAGAAGCTTGATTCCGAGTTCAATAAGTTTGTTGTCAATATGAAGACATCTGTGAAGCAGCTTATCAAACTCCAGGCATCGAGCATCAATTCGGTACGCGTATTCATTGTTAAGTTCTACTGCACTGGAATGTTTGCTCGTCTCTTTCGCTCTCAGTGTCCTCCGCAAGCAGAGACAAATGCCGCGAAAATGGAGATGTCGAAAGCTTCTAGGCAACTACAGGTCCTCTCTACAACGCTTCTTGCGAGTTTTGAAAAGTCAGCTCTCGATACGCAAGCAAAAATAAAGTTAATTCCAATCACGGATACACAGGCAATCTTGACCGCCTACAAGGCGCTGTTTGAAGAGTACTGTGCAAAGATCGCTACATCAATGGAGGCATACACAACTTCTACAAATGCGATTCTTGAGAAACACAATGCCCTTTTGAAGAAGATAACGGATGACGAAGTAGTGGGTGGTCGTCGTAAGCGAACTCGTCGCAGACGATCGCGTCGTCGCTCTACTCTAAGAGAAGCTTCGGCGTAATGTGCATAGCTTCAAGCTCCTGCATCCAGAGCTTCATTGCATAGGGAATTGTCTTGACAACAAAGTCCGTCTTGTTCCCACATGCGCCGCACGAGTAGATCCCCTCTACTGTATTCACCACTGCAAGAGTTCCGCACGTCTTACAGAGACCCGTCCTGAACGGGTCGGAAACATCCATCAGACGCTCCTTGGTAAACACCGAGATGCCGTGTGACAACATACAATCGCGCTCCATCTCACCCACACGCAGACCACCATCACGAGACCTTCCCTCGCAAGGCTGACGAGTCAGCGACACAATCGGGCCACGCGCACGAGAATGCTTCTTGTCGATAACCATGTGCTTGAGACGCTGGTAGAAGGTCGGACCCATGAAGATCTCAGCCTGCATCATCTCACCGGTCTGACCATTGTACAGGATCTCGTTGCCGTAGGGATGCATGCCCATTGCAAGCATATGTGCCTTGAGATCATCGACCTTCATGTGCGAGTAGGGAGTGCCATCGCCCATGGTTCCCTTGCGAACACCAATCTTTCCGAAGATGTTCTCCATCAACTGAGCAATCGTCATACGAGACGGAACTGCGTGAGGATTCATGATGATATCAGGACGCAGACCACTTGCAGTGAAGGGCATGTCCTCTTCGTCCATCATCATTCCGATCGTACCCTTCTGACCGTGACGAGAAGAGACCTTGTCACCGATCTGCGGAATACGCTCCGACACGGTGCGCACCTTGATGAACGGATAGCCATCCGAGTTCTTGTCCTGCCAGACACCGTCAATACGGCACTGCTCTGAGTTCTTGTGCGTCGTCGAAGCATCGCGGAACGCATATCCAGCAGCGTCATTTCGCAGGTTGACAACCTTGCCGATGATGACATCGTTCTCATTGATCACCGAGTTGATGATTGGCAGACCGTTCTCCGAGACAGCAGAGTAGCTGGTGTTCTTGTACTTGCGCGTATTGTGCTTCTGCGGCTTCATGAACTTCTCCTCACGGCCGCTTGTCACGTTACGGTGCTCCTCGTCCTTGTACATGCCGTAGTAGAGTCCTCGGAAGAAGCCACGCTTGACCGATGACTTGTTCATGATCACGGAATCCTCCTGATTGTAACCGCCATAGCAGGCGATCGCAACAATGCCGTTGAAGCCGAATGGCATCTCGTGCATCTTCAAGATGTTCATCGCACGTGTCTCCACAATCGGACGGGCGATCGAGCACAACACATAAGCGTTCTTGTCTAGGCGCTTTGCAAAGTTGCCTGCGTAGACGCACATAGCCTGCTTGCCCATGGCTGACTGATAGGTATTACGAGGCGACTGATTGTGATCCGACAGCGGGATCGTGGAGGCCATGTGACCGACGATCAGCGACGGGTGAACCTCGTAGTGTGTATGAGAACTCGTCATCTCGCTACGGCTCATCGCAATGCGAAGAGTCTCTGTCTCCGAAGAGTCAATGTAGTCGATACTTGACTTGCACCACTCGTTCCAACTCGTTGTGTCCTTCGGAGGCTTGGCACCGATGCGGAACACAGGGCGCACACAACGGCCACCATCGGTCTCTACTGAGATACCGTCCATCAGCGTATACCACGCCACAGAGATGTGCGGGTGAAGACGACGAGTCTGCTTGGCGGATCGCAGGCTCGTGACCAGACCATATGGATCCTTCGTGTATCCTACGATCACACCGTTGATCGTGACCGACGTTCCCTCATAAACACGAGGAGTGTCCAGCCAGACGATATCCTTGCGCTCCTGAAGGAAGTGCATCACCGTGGTGGACGGAACGTGCTGTGAGATCGAGGTCAGAAGGCTCATGTTCTTCACAATACCAACCGAATGGCCCTCTGGCGTCTCGACAGGACACATGAAGCCCCACGAGGTACCGTGCAGCTTACGAGGTGCCAGCAGCTTGCCTGACTTCTCAACAGGCGTCTGAATACGGCGCAGATGGCTGAGCGTCGCAGCATACGACATACGAGCGAGAACCTGCGAAACACCGACCTTTGTCGCATTGGACATAGAAGCCGCAGAGCCAAGACCCTGCACCGTGAAGTTGCCCGTTGCAAGAGCCTGCTTGAGCTTGCCCTCAATCGCCGAGAGCTTCAGAATCTTGTAGAGATTGTTGACATTGAGGATCTCCATTGGACGAGGGCCGCCTTCGCCACGCTTCCACGAGTCATTGTTGACCTCCTGCACAAACTCATTGCGAGTGTCGTTGCAGACCTTCTGGAAGAGCTGACGGAACAGATGAGTCAGAAGAGCACCTGTCGTCACAACACGCTTGTTCGGGTAGGCGTCACGGTCGTCCAGAGGGATCTGCTTGCAGTAGGTCAGCAGAAGACGACGGATCATTGAGCCCATCAGCATAGCCTTGCGAGCATTGTGAACCGGCGTGGTCGTAAGCTCCGAAGCGAAGCGGACGTGAGGCAGAAACTCTGAGTTGAGAAGCTGGCGGACATATGCACACTTGTCCTCCTGATTCGTACCGTACTGCAGATGGTTGGTGAGATACTGAATCGCCTCCTGCTGAGTGAAGATGCTGAGCTCCGATGCGTCACGGAACGATGCAGCCAGTAGCTCCGCGTGATTGTCGCTCTCCGAACCCCAGATGATATTGGTGATTGCACGATCGGTCAGAACACCGAGAGCTCGGAAGTAGACAACAACCGGAATGTCTTCGCGGAAACGGGGAACGCAGGCTGTCAGCGGATTGCCGTAACCGTTGAACTTGGAGCTGATACGGATCTCCAGCTTCTTCGGAGGCATCGTGAACGACTCGTGCAGGGACTTGATCTCTACTGAGTGTGTGTGCTTGGATGCTGACTTCTTGTTCTGGAAGATCATGATGCGGTTGTCGGCAACCTTCTCCTGACACAGAATCGTGCGCTCAGAACCGTGGATGATGAAGTAGCCCAGAGGATCGTGGGCACACTCACCGTACTCTGCAAGGCTCATCGGATAGTCCTTCAGCAGACACAGCGACGAACCGAGCATCACAGGCAGCTTGCCGAGACTGATACCCTCGAAGACATGTGACTCCTCATCGTAGGTGTCGAGCATCGGACCCTTGTATGTGCGCGCAATGAAGCGGATGTCCACGTACATTTGTGCGGCGTATGTGAAGTTGCGGATACGCGCCTCCATAGGAAGCATAGGCTTCACACGGCCGGTTGCCTCCTGGATGCGAGGCTTGATATAACTGATATTCTCAAAGGAGAGCTTGAACTCATACTTATACTTCTTGATCATCTCATCCTGCTCGTGCCAGACCGTGATGGGAGGAGTCGACTGAATGATGAGAGGGATCTTGTGGCGGATGAAGTCCTCATACGAATCGACCTGGTGATCGACCATACGGCGCACACCATTACTGAAGTAGGCACGGACGGCATCCCATTCGTTGAAAGCAGGGGTAGGAGGAGTTGACGACATGGTAACTGATGGTGGTGTCTACTCTGTAAATATAAGTATCCGTTTTGAATAAGCGGCGAAGCATGTCTGGGCTCAAAATCCAAAAAGTAGACCATGTTGCGCCGGAGGCATTCAAGCCACTGACAACTGCAGCTGCAAGACACAAGTCGCAGAAGACCTATCCGCGTAGCGCGATGAAGGGTACCCGTTCT